TTCAAACTGAAAATATGAATGTTAATAATCAATTAGAAGTTGTTGATGATACTAAAGGTAATAATCAAGAAGATATGATGAAAAAATTACAACAAATTCAACAAGTACAAGATTTAATATTATTTTATAAATTAGCTAAAGATTTTATTACATTGTCTGATTCTGAAATAAAGAAATTGATGACTTCAACTAAAAAAGGTGTTCCATCTTTTAAAAAATCAATTAATGTGAAATCTACACAAAATAAACTTGATAAACTTAAAAATGGAAATACAACTGAAACAATTGATTATACAAAAAAATATTTAAATGTTTTAACATTATTGGTTAAAAATGTTTATCCTGATGATTCGAATAAAATATTTAAAAAACGTTTTGAAGCTGTGTGTAATGGAAAAATGAATGAAGATAAATTTAGAACAAAATTAGTTCAATTCTGGACTTTTGCTACAAAAATGCGTGATGGTCAAATTGGAAAAGATGATGAAGAAAAATTAATTAGAATGGAATTGGATTCATTTCAAAGTTCCAAAACAGAAGAAGATTCTTCCAATGATTTAGATGAAATGCCTGAATTAGAAGATGATGTCTCAGAATTAGTTAATGAAAATAATGAAAATAATTCATAACATTTGGAACAACATTTTATTTCAATTATGATTTCAACATATTCATCTAGATTAACATTATTGAAATAATATGGAAACCATATTCTAAATATATTATTTTTATAAATATTATGGTAAATATTATGATATTTATTGTCTAAAAATGTTATTATATTTTTATTTGTAATATTTTCATTTGTAATATTTTTATTAATTATTGTTCTAGAGGTATTTTTTTCGAATAAAAATGATATTAAATCAGATTTTTTAATTATAACTTTATATAAATTTGATGAAGATATATATTTATTTTTACATTTACTACAAACACATATATTTAATTCATTATATAAAATATTATTAATATAATTGTATCCTATGTTCATCGATTTTTATAAATACAATATAAACACATAAATAAATCAATTTTAGGATTTTATTTAGATAACAATACATTTATGATAATACATTTTTATAAATTATCTAAATTCAATTTTTTTTATTTTATTATTATTTTATTATTATTTTATTAAATAATTGTATAAAAAAATATATATGTTTGTATTTCGCTTTAATAAATAATTTTATGTAAATATTTATGATTTACAGTTTTAATAAATTTATTATTATTACATCTAACAGAAATACATAAATTAGGAAGTTCTGGTAAAAAAGCTAACTTATTATCAGAACATATAAGTTGAAAACAATTAATAGGAAGTTTTTTTGGTAATTCACGTAATTGATTAAAAGAACAATCTAAAAATTTAACTGTATTTGGAAGTTTTGGTAATACATTTAATTTATTATTAGAACAATGAAGATATTTAAGTGAATCTGGAAGTTCTGGTAATACACTTAATTGATTATTACTACATGAAAGTGTTGTTAGTGAATCTGGAAGTTCAGGTAATACACTTAATTGATTCCTATAACAATAAAGATGTTGAAGTGAATTAGGAAGTTTTGGTAATACACTTAATTGATTCATATAACACGAAAGATGTTTAAGTGAATTAGGAAGTTCAGATAATACACTTAATTGATTATGATGACACGAAAGATGTTGAAGTGAATTAGGAAGTTCAGGCAATACAGCTAATCGATTAACATTACAATCCAGTTTTTGAAGATTAGAAGGAAGCTTTACCAATGAATAAAATAGACATGTATGCGAAGCTAATATTTGTTCATCATTATTATACGTATACAAATTTGAACTGTAATTTAGTGATGTAATATTATCATAATATGGTAATTTTAGTAATTCATTAGATAAATTTGGATTTTTGGATCTATATTGTATTTTATACGGAAAATTATCATCTAAATTTAGATATTCAAATACTATATTATATATATCCGGACAATCTTGAAAACCATTCATTTATTGTAAAATAAATTATGAATTAAAATTATGAATTAAAATTATGAATTAAAATTATGAATTAAAATTATATTAAATCAATTTTTTATTACAAAATGAATTCTAGATAAAAAATTGATTTAAATTATTATTTATTAAAATTATTAAAAATGTATGACTATGAAAAATATTATAAATATCATATATCGATTGGATTAAAAGAAGAAGATAATCAAACATATGAAATTGAACATAAATCGGATCGACCAAATTTATACAATAAAATAATAAATTTATCAGAATATAATAACATTGTTTATCTAATTTGTGATGGTAATAAATTAAATTCAATATCAAAACTTCCAATTCAACTTCAAATACTTAGTTGTTGTAATAATCAATTGGAATCTTTGCCAGAACTTCCAAATACACTTAAAGATCTTGATTGTTCTTTTAATCAATTAACTTCATTACCAAAACTTCCGAATACACTTAAAGGACTTAATTGTCATAAAAATAATTTAAAATTATTACCCAAACTACCAAACAAACTTATGGGGCTTTGTTGTGGTGATAATCAATTAATTTCATTACCAAAACTTCCAAATTCACTTGAAGAACTTAATTGTTTTAAAAATAATTTAAAATTATTACCCAAACTACCAAACAAACTTACCATACTTTATTGTGGTGATAATCGATTAACTTATTTACCATATATTTTTGATTCAATTAATTCATTTGATGAGTTATCATTTAACAATAATCAATTTATAACAAAATATAGATATTTTTATACAATTATTTAATACATAATAGAATAATAGAATAATAATAGAAAAATTTGATTTTTGTTAGTCTATAGAAATGTATTATCTAAAAACATGTATTATCGGAAACATTTTATTATTATAAAATTTATAGAAGATGAAGATACAAAATTACAGTCATTAAAGTTAATTTTAGGATTTTATTAAATATTAGTGTTCAAGAATTCAATATCTGGTTTTAATTTTTGGTTATGATAGATAAAGTAAATAAATACACATAATACAAATATTATATACAATAATATTAAACTATGTTCTTTGGTTAGCATTATTATTTATAATTTAATAAGAAAAAATTGAAATTAAATGATTAAAATAATTAAAATATTAAATAATTAAAATATTAAATAATTAAAATATTAAATAATTAAAATATTAAATGCCAATTATAGCAATATCTGGATTTTCGGGTGCTGGGAAGAGTTTAATAGGTAAGAAATTAACAGAAATATTAAATTATCCCCATATTGATTTAGACAAATATTTTATACCGAGTAAAAACAAACCAAAAGTTAAATTATCAGATGGAACTATAACAGTTAATTTTGATACACTAGAATCAATTGATATTGATAAATTTAAAAATGATTGTAAAAAATTAAATACGGATGGAAATTTAATAATAACAGGATTTACACTAAGAAAAGAAGTTTTACCATTTCGACCAGATTATCATTTACATTTATTAGTTGATAAAAAAAACGCAATCAATAGACGATGGGATGCCAAACCATTTATTAAAAAAGATCCGAACAAGAAATCAAAAGAATTAATGATGATTAATGAAGTTGCGTATCCATTTTATTTAGATACTTTGGCAAATTCAGAAATTGATAAATTTTTCGATGCTAATTTATCAAGTGATGAAGTTTTAACTCAAGTTAAAAGATATCTAAACATCAATTAATTTTTATGATTAGTCATTTTATAATTTAATTCAATTATTTTTTTTTCTAATTCTTCAGAATATCGACAATCTAGATTATAATAATTTTGATATAATTTAGCAAGTTTTAATGCTTCCTTATATTTATCTTTTGTATTTGGTTCTTGTTTCGCTACTAACCATGCTCTATGATGAAAATGTTCATCTGTTTCTCCTTCAAGTCTTTTGAAATGATATATATATCCTAAATAGGATATTGAAATATTATCATCTGTATTCATTTAATTATTATAAAGTATTTGATATATTTTATTTAAATCAATTTTCTTTATAATAATTAAATCATTAAATAATTAAATAATATTAAATAATTAAATTAATATAATAAATATGAGTTCTTCACTATTTGAAATTAATGTTAAAAATATAATTAATACAATTGTTCGTCTATTACCGATTGGATTTTATTTTGGTTCAATAATTCTAGGATTGTTTTTTTATGATATGAAAGGATTTCTTTTATTTATGGGATTTGTAATTAACGAAATTATCATGTTAGGAACACGTTATATGTTTCAAACTGAAGATATTGTTAATTGTGCTCTTGTTAAAAATACAGATGGATTTTTTACTTTACCCGCACCACATACTGAATTTGTAAGTTTTATATGGTCATTTCTTATTTCTGATATGTATTTTCAAAGTCGATATGATGTTGTTAATTTTATTATATTATCTCTTATTGTCATTATCACTATGTGGAGTCGAATGATGATTGGATGTCAAGATATAATTGATGTTATATATAGTTTATTATTAGGGTGTTTATTAGGGACTGGATATTATATGATAATCAAAGATTATTATAATCCTAAAAATGAAGAAACAATTACAAATAATCAATTTCAACCAGATTTCGCTGAATTAGATATTTATATACCAAATTAATTAATTAATTGACAAATTTGAAGATTAAAAAAATTGATTCTAAATAATACTAAAATTATATAAAATCCTAAATATATATATATTTCATTTTATATGAATTATTGTTATTATTGTTATTATTGTCATAAACAGGCTGAATTTATTCGGTGTAAAAGTTGGCAATATAATCAAGATGATACTCAAAATGATAAAAATACTAATAAATATGAACATTTATGTGTAAAATGTTATCAAAAAATTATTACAATGAGTGAAAATATTGATTCATATAATTATAAAGACAAAGATGGAATAAATTATACATTTTTTCCAAATCCCCCACTTACAGATTTTGAAAGAATTAATGAACAATGGTTATTATATAAAATTAGATAAGATTATTTTATATTTTTGAACCCATTACATATCACAAAAAAATTGATTTCTTTTTTAATAATTATTTAAAGATATTTAAGTAATTTAAACAATCAAAAACAATATTAAATGAGTTTCGCAACAGCATTTCAAAAAGAAGCAGAGAAAACAGAAAACAAAATTGTAAATGAAAATGGGGCTCTTCTTAATGAATCCACATTAGACGCACGTGTTGATTTGTTTAACAAAACAGTTCGAAACATTAGCGAAGAAAATCTGAAAATGTATCTTGATAAGGTTTTTGATGAAGCCGAAAAGAGGAAAGATCCAGATTATTTAGCCGACTTATTTGTTATGATGTTTCACAAACGAAATGTTCGAGGAGGAGAAGGAGAGAAATTAATTTCATATCAATTATTTTTGAGTATTTATGAAAAATACCCACAAACAATTTGTGCTTTGGTTCCAATGTTTGCTAATTTTGGATACTTTAAAGATTACATGTTAATTATGGAATTGATTTGTAAAAATCAAATGACACATCAACATCGTTTTAAGTTTTACAATAACTTAGTTGAAACAATCTGTAAAAAGATTGTTGAACAACGTGAAACTGATTTCAAAAATCTTAATGATGGAAACAAAAATCAACTCAGTTTAATCGGAAAATGGATTCCTCGTGAAGGTAGTCATTTTGATAAGAATTGTTTTTGGTATTATACAGATACCACTACGGGACAAATCAAAAACACTTCATTTGTAAAATATCTAACTAGTTTAATTACTAAAAAACCAGTTTCAAAAATTACACTCTATGATTTAAAAACATATCGTATTGTGAATTCTCGTCTAACAGATGCTCTTAAAGTTCCAGAAGTTCTGATGTGTGCGAATCAATATCATTTAATTGAATTTGAAAAAGTCGCCTCAAAGTCAATGAAACTTTATACTAAGGCTTATTTAAACGAAAAACTTAAAGGGACTTTATCATATGCCCAAGAAACAACCGGAAATCGTTATCCTGATAGAGAAGACAGAGTCCAAGCACGACAAAAATTACGAGACCTCTTAACAAGTGAAAAGGTTAATAAAATCAAAGGTGCTTGTCTTGAACCACATGACATTATTAGGGCTGTTGCTTCATCAAATTCAAAAGATGAAAAAGCTATTTATTTTCAACAATGGGAATCTAGAAAGAAAGATGTTCTTGAACAAGCTAATAAAATTTTTGAAGAAAGTCGCCTTCTTGCTGAGAAAAATGGAACTTTGGAAACTTTCCTTAAAACCAAGAAAACTGGAATGGGAAATTTTGTTCCTATTATGGATGTTTCAGGTTCAATGATGTGTAGTATTGGTAGAAATACCAAAGCACAAGCTATTGACGCATCAATCGCATTAGGAATTATGAGTTCAGAACTAGCTTCAGATCCATTCAAAAATATGGCTATTTCATTCAGTGAAAACCCTTCTGTCTTCTATTTCAAAGATAACGAAACTATTGAAGACAAGAGAAATCGTGTTATTAATGACCATATGGGATATTCTACCAATTTCGAGAAGGCGATCGAATGTCTCCTTAGTATTTGTGTTAAACATAAAGTTCCGGAAAATGATGTTCCGAATCTGATTGTTTTCACAGATGGTCAATTTAACTCGATGAATACACAATCAAAAAACCCATGGAACACATCACATCAAAATTTACTTGTTAAGTGGTCTAAAGCTGGATACAACCGTGTTCCAACAATCATTTATTGGAATTTGGCTGCTAATACCCCCGGGGTTCAAACCGAAGCCACATTATCAGGTGTTCAACTCCTTCAAGGATTTTCTCCATCTCTTTTGAAAATGGTTTTGTATGGTGAAGCATTCGCACAAAACACACAAGTTGAAGTTGAAACCGAAGATGGAATCGTTTTAATGAATTCTAGTAGTGTTTCTCCTTATGAAACATTTAGAGGTGTGATTGACCAAGGTTGTTATGATCAAGTTAGAATGGTTTTGGAAAATGTTGGTGAAAAACTTTTCGCAAATTATCACGCCGAAAAATTTGAAGAAGTCTAAATTCTTCCTAACATTTTTATAATAAAAAATTGATTTCTTTTTTATAACATTTTATATAATTGAAAATATCATTAACATGACAATACATATCAAATATATAATAAATAAAATTATTAGAGTTGACTCATTCGAACAAATTAATGATTATGATAAAGTTATATTAATAGAATGTTCCAATAATCAATTAAGTAAATTACCTGAACTTCCTATATCGCTTGAATATCTTTATTGTAATGATAATCAATTGTCTTTATTACCGAAACTTCCTAATTCACTTAAAACACTTAGTTGTTATGGAAATCAATTAACTGAATTACCTGAACTTCCAAATTCACTTGAAATACTTAATTGTTGTCGTAATCAATTAATTTCATTACCAAAACTTCCTAATACACTTAGACAACTTTATTGTAATTGGTGTCAATTAAAATCATTACCCGAACTTCCAAATATGCTAAAAGAACTTTTCTGTAATAATAATCAATTAGAATCATTACCAAAACTTCCTAATATGCTACAAGAACTTTTTTGTGGAAATAATCAATTATCTTCATTGCCAAAACTTCATAATAATCTTGAAACTATTGATTTTGATAATAATATAATAAAATTATTACCAATTATTCCAAACTCACTAGAATATCTGTATTGTGATAATAATCAATTAACTTCAATACCAGAACTTCCAAATTTACTTAAAAAACTCAAATGTGAAAATAATAATTTTATCAAATCAAAAACGAATAAATATTTAATAAAAATTATTTATATGTGAATTGATTTGTTTTTTTTAGTAATTTTATCATATATTCAATCATAAAAATTGATTTATTATATTTACTTTTACATAATTTTACACAATTTTATACAAATTAATTTATTCTAGAGATTTACATTCTCTTATTTAATTATGTCTCAGGCATCATTTGAAAATCAATTCAAGAAATTTATCGAACGTCTTGGTCAATATGGTTTGGAAGGAAATATCAAACTAGAACAATCCGGATTTACCCCAGAACAAATTGAAAAGTGTTTTTGTTCAGAAACTGGGGAAATCTTTCCTGAAGAAATCCGAAAAATCTACAAGAATATCTATGATTCACGAATTATTGTTTCTAAGCCAAAACCAGAGAAGCCACCTACAGTAAAGAATCGAAAGACAAAGAAGCGTAAGTATTCACAGAGGATAATTTTTATAAATGGAAAATATCAAATTAGGTATCATTGTTATTTTTGTAAGTGGGATATGGAGAAAGAAACCGATTCATGTCAATGTGGAATGTGGTGATTTGATGTGATGATTTAATGTGGAAATTTCATGTTCATATTTTATTTTTTATATTTTTTTGAATTTCGAAAAGAATAATAATAATTTTGAGATGGTTTGTATCATTTTTATATCTAAAAAATGATTCTAATTCTTTTATTTTTGATTCAGCTTGTCTCGGATTATTTTCTGCTAAATTCCAATATTCACGTAAATGTTGTTGTGCTTTAATCTGATATGATAATTTAAAATGTTCTCTAAATAATGGACTCACCAATCTAAGTCTATATTGACAATTTTTTATTTTTGAACATATATCTAATCTATATCTTGGATCATCGAAAATTTTGAATTTACGAATATGTAATGATGCTTCTATATTTGCTAAAAGTCCATATAGATAATGTTTATCTAAATTATCTAGAAATTGATTATATTTATATAATTTGAAATCTTCTCTATCAATTTCAATTGTATCAATAACATATATTTGATAATTATGATTTTTATGATTTTTATTATTATAAGAATGATATTGACATACTAATGGATGATTTTCATCGGGATGTGTATAATAAATTCGTCTGTAAATATATTCTCTAGAATTTGATTGATTTTGATCAAAAATTTGATAAATTTTATGATTGGATTTATATTTATCAAGATAAATCTGGAAATGATAATCTATCAATTGATTCAAATTTTGAAAATTATTTTTAATAAGGGATTCTAGAGATAAAGGTGTCAATTCAATTATTTGTTTATTATAATTCATAATTATATTTTATTCGTTTATTTTTCACTTTAGATTATATTTATCTAAAAACTAAAAAACAATATAAAATTAACATTAAATATAAAATCTAAAATGGGATATGGACAACCAGTTCAAACACATCAATGTTCAAGATGCGGTCAACATCGTATTTTAGATGATTTAACCGCTTTGATTGATTTGGGAAAAAAAACATATGAATGTCGTAATAGTAAAAAATGTATTGAAAATATTGAACTATTACAATCAATTGAATCTGAAAAATCGTTGTGTAAAGATTCAGAATATGCTTTGAATAAATATTATAATCTAAAATTAAAAGATTTATATCACATTAAAGAACTAAGTGATAATAATAATATCTATTATTGTTATAGAAAAAAAGAACAATTATTCATTTGGTCTATCCAAAAATTTGAATGGATAGTTTCTAAATTACCACGTCAATATTCAAAATATCAAAATTGTGATAATTTATAAATTTTCATAATCCGAAAAATCATTGTGTTGTTCTTGATTCACTTTTTCATCTTGATTATCTTTTTCATCTTGATTATCTTTTTCATCTTGATTATCTTTTTCATAATTAATGTTAGTTATATTTTCATTTGAAGGATTGTGTAAATGAATAAGATAATTAGGTTCTAATAGATTTAATTTGTGTGATAATAAATTAATTGTCGTTGATAAATTAATATTAAATTTGTTCATTTCAATAATTTGTGCTTCAAGCATATCAATTCGTCGACTAACAGAATATAAAGTCAGATTATTTTTTGTATTGTTTTCATTTAAAGTTTGTTGATTTTCTTTATAGGAATTATACCATTCCATAATAATACTTCCTAAACCTAAAGCAACAAGACATACACCAAATGACATTAATACATTACCAATAATACACCCATTTTTATTACTTTCTAACTTAGGTATATTATTTGTAATAAGTTTTGATAAATTACAAGCATCAATATATAAACTGTTTGATAAATTACAAGCATCAATATATAAACTGAATGGATGAAAACTAGACCAAAAACAATTAGTAAAATAAGAATTAAAATCTGATAAAGAATTATATCTGTGATAAAAATTTAAATTAGAATCAAAAGAATTTCGTAAATTACGAATTTGACATGGCGATAAATTATAAATTACCGAACGTGTAAAGGCATATGTGATTGGCATATAAATTTTATGTCGATTTACATAATGGAATAATTCAGAATATTTAATTTTAGTATAAACATTTGAAACCATACTTACCAATTTATTTGATAAATCATTACAAACTAATACGATAGTATATCTATCATCATATCTCCTCGCAAAAGGGTCTCGATATCTCAAACTTCCAAAATATGGAACAAATAAAGATGTCATATTAAATATATTATTATTATTGTTATTTATTAATTATTATATTTTAAATCAATTTTTTTTGTAATCACCCTACTATGAAACAATTGTTTTTGTATAAGATTCATACTGATCCATAATAGTATATCCCACAAACATCCCAATACTGAAAGCTACAAGAAGAAGTCCAAAAGGCATTAAAACTTCACCATTTATAAGATTTGATTTTATTATTATTGACATTTATATTATTTTTATTATTTTTAAACCAACTATTTTAAAAAAAATTGATTTGAAATAATTAAATGTCTAGAATAATATTAGATAAATAATATTAGATAAATTAATAATATGGGAAATAACCAATCTTCAAAGCCAAAATCATTTATTAAAAATGATGTATTTAATACATATATGGATTTAATTAGTTTCATAGAGACTAAAGTTTTATATCAACTTGTTCCAGAATATAAAGATGAACTAATTGAGAGCATACCAAAATTACGAAAATTATTTATTATTCTTCCGAATGGATTTCAAAAAGAAATTAAATATGAAAAATATTTAGATACATTTGAAAATCCAGACGAAATAATACTTGTATATGATAATACATTAATATATGGATATCATTTTAGTTTTAGGTTTTCATTGCGATATCCAGCAAATATCAAAATGTCAATGAAAGACTTTAATAGTAAAGAAAAATTAACAAATAAATTAATTGATAATACAGAAATTACACTGATTGAAAGAATTGTTTTAGATAATTAATTTTTTAGATTATTCTAAATTATTCTAAATTATTTAAATTATTTAATGATATTGTTGAATTTAATTCTATAATACTACCAAATAATTTTTTATTTTTTTCAATAATTTTATATTGTTCATGTTGTTCTAGAGAAGAAAACAATTTAAAATTTTCTACCAAATCCGGATGATATATATTTGTATCCAACTCTTTATAAATTTTAATCGATGTTCTTATAATATCTTCATAAATATTTTTAATTTCTTTTTCATCCATATCAAATTCATCTTTATAGAAGAAGAAAATCAAATATTTTGTAAAATGTGATTTTTTAAAACATCCATAAAATATTAATGATAAAACAAACGATGATAAAAGTAATTTTTTAAAATCAAATAATTGATTATTTATGTTCTGAACATCATTGATTAATAATAAATATCTATCAAGAATTTCAATTGCTAATATCCAATATGATTTTAAATAATGAATCGAAGAATTAGATGTTAAATTTAAATATTGATACAATCTAAAAGTTTCTTTGTATCTATTTTCTAATATTTCATTATTAAATGAAGTTGGATATAAATATTCACGCAACCATAAATCACGCATAGATGATATATCTTTAATTAATAAATATTTCGATTCTTCATATGCGTATATATTTTTATTTAGACCGTCAGAATTTTTCAAGTTAAATAATATATTTGAACCAGAATATCTATTATTTGGTTTTAGATAGAAAATTGAATCTAACATTAATAAAATTTGTGGTGAAATTTCACTCCAATTTGTAATCATATTTTGAATTCTAGAAAATTTATTCTGATAATTCATAACCCAACTATACCAATCAAATTTAATTTCATCCGACATTTCAATATATTTATCTATTAACTCAAATAACTTATTATTATTTATTATTTTATTTTCTTCTTGATGATTGTTTTCTTCTAGATTGTTGTTTTCTTCTAGATTGTTGTTTTCTTCTTCATCTAAATTATTAAAATTTATATAACTCTCTAGAACAATTTCATCAATTAATCTTTCATTTTTAGATCTTTTTTCTTCATATTGAAAAAATTTATATGAAGAAACACCACATAAAATACTAATTATTATCATTCCAAATGACCAAATATCTGATTTGTGTGTTATTTTAATAGCATCTTTTCCATTAATTACTGTTATTGTTTCAGGAGCTTGAAATCCCAATGTATGACATATATGATTATTTCCATAATCTTTACATGATAATTGTTTTCCACAAACATGTTCAAAATTAACAATTAAACCCATATCACATAATTTTAATTGTGGTATCATTTCATTTGAATTATTGAAAACTAAAATATTTTCAGGTTTTAGATCACCATGAATTAAATTATTTGATTCTAAAAATACAATCCCATCTAAAATTTGTGTTGTAAAATCTACTAAACAATAATTACGATAATCAAAATCATGTGTTTCTAAAAATGTTTTTAATGTTCCATCCGACAATGGCATATCAATATTAATAATGAATTTACTAATTGTTATAGATATATTATAATTTATCATTTGAATAATTGACGGTGCATTTAATTCCGAAAATAATTTCAAATAAGTTAATTCACGCAAATTAAATCTTAATGAATGTGAAGAATATTCATTTATAATTGTTTTTCTTGCTAAATTATAGTCTCCTTTATTTATTTGATAAACACTTCCATATGCTCCTTCAGCAATTAATTTTGTATTAAGCATAAATATAAATTTATATATTATAATTATTATTTATTTTTATTATAATTCAAATCAATTTTTTGTTTTATATTTTTTAACCCATTTTAACTCGATACTAATATTAAAAATTGATTTGTGATTTTATTAATTATAAATTAATACAAACATCATCCAAACCCTCTTTTCCTTTCAGAATGAAATTCTGTGAGTGGATCATGTGGTTGGTCGGCGTTTCCTTGCCTCAAAACTTGGAAATGAAACCAACCAAAAAAGAACTTCGATTCATCAGGTCGGTGAATCCAAATTACATGTTTCTTCGACGGGTCGTTTTCTCGTTCGAAAGTCCATTCCGACCACATGAAACTTGTTCAAACAAAATGGAAAAGTGTGATGGCTTTCTCGAGCAAGACTTTACCGAGGAATCTGTCTCTCGTTTTGTTAAGACGACCACAACATATACAAAAATTACTGATGACCGGTTCCTTGTCCATACTCGATGGACATTTCTGACCGAGTACACAGTCATCTTTTGTCTTGATTCTTCGACGAATCTTCTTCATTCCTTGATCGTGAAGTTTAACCATCGAGACAATCTGTGTCATGATGATCGGTTCTCAAAGGAGACTCTGACTCAGTCGCTTGACAACTTGACTGATGAAGAAATCGAAGGAATTCTTCGTTCTCATCTTCTCAAACTCAAGAAGATTTTTGAGGATGCCCATTGGGATTCATTCGATCATTCTCAAGAAGAACTTGATTGGCATGGTACTCACAACGATGCCTACTATCTCGCGAATGACGGGTACTTGCGAGAAGACCCTTGCGACACCGACCCATTTTCTGTCTTTGACAAATGTCTGGGCAAGAGTGCCTTGACTAAGCGCAAACAAAAGACAGAAGGGCAGAAGAAGAAGAGGGTGTGAAATGTGTGGAAGAGAAGAGGAAAGTAAAAGAAAAGAAAAATGAATAAATTTTTTTTATGGCTTATTTTAACTTGATAGTAATATAAAAATTGATTTGTGATTTTATTAATTATAAATTAATACTTCCAGACCTTTCAAAGCCATTTTGCTTTGTTTCTGAAGGATGTTTTGGTTTCTTGTGATCGCCTCGCATCGGATTTTCCGTCATGCGACTCACAAAGTTCTCGACTTCCTGACCTCGCTCTCTGGTCCCTTCTATGGGAACGGTGGGAACGAAAACCCCGTTTCGTACTACTATAATACGGAGTACAAGTTTCTCTCCTCTGTTGACTTCTCGTTTTCAACTCCGTTTCGGGGTCGACGACCCTGTATTGAAGAAGTGTCCTTCGAGGGCTTCCTTTTTCGCCCATGGACGAGTGAAACCTTCTCGAATGGCGTGGTAACGTGCGAGAAGTCTTTTCGGACACGTGGAGGATACTGTGTCAAGACCTCACGGCAGTTCAAAAACAACTTTACAGTTGTCTTTTGTACCTGTGTTGTCCTTGTCAAGGGCGCTCCGACAACCATGTTGTGTGGCTTTGTCCTTTCGACCGATCGTTGGGGCAACCTTTTCTTCGGTCGCTGGTCCGATGAGCTCTCGCTCTATGAAAAGCTTGAGGATCTCTCTCAGGAGGAGGTAAAGGTGAAGATTGACAATTTCCTCAACACCCTGAAGGAACGTCTGTCGAAGCTTCACCGTCACGAGCTTGTTTGTGCCCAGTGGTACGACAAGACCGGTAAGGATCTCTATTCCTCTTTTGAGAATCCTTCCTCTGAAGTGAAAATTCTTCTGGAGGAGCAGGAGGCGTGGGAGGAGGAACAACGCCTAAAAGAAGCTGAGGAAGAAGCGAAATGGACTTCCTTCATCGAGGACTTGGAATCGGACTGTGACGGAGTCTACGTAGGCAAGCCCTACGATGACTTCGACGGCTTTTCTGTCGGTCCCAGTTCTCGCAAGGGTGGTTCAACAAACCGCGAACGCAAGAATGGCAAGACTCTACAGCGTGTCCAGTCTGGCTTCTCTCCTCGCAAGAGGGTGCCTAAACACGGCACAAAGAAGACACAACACCGTGTCGAGTCTGACTTGTGAGCAGGAGGAGAGAAGAAAACCGAAAACAAAATAAAAATGATTTTTTTTATTCTATAATTAATGAGTTATTTTAGATTTGATAATAATGAGAAAATTGAAATGTATTAATGGTAATTATAAATAAATATTTATCCCCATTTCTGTAAATCCAATGGAGAACCCATTATCAATATTTGTAGGTTTCTTATATGTTCAAAGGAAACCCGATCACAAAGTTGATGATTTTATTG